CACGTGGGGATGTCGCAGTAACTTTCGAGGTATGGGGTATTGATAGTAAAATTAATACCGTGACCAGCAACAACGTCTGTGCGGCTATCAAAAAACGGGTCTGCTTGTCCATTTACTGAAATATCAAAATCGGTGTCCGTCACATTTCTTTTAATTAGCGTGACAATGTCTACAATTATTCCTGCCGTGTCGCTTAGTACCTCTATCGTGTTAGAACTGCTCTCAAACTGCCTATCCATTACTAACATCGCAAACTGGTAAGATACCAAACGAGCATCGGTATTGAACGTAAAGCCGTTAGGCACTAACCATACTAAAGGGTAATATTTAACCTCTTCTACGGCAAAGTCAAACTCAGCCCCTACTGCGAACTTGCCTACCATTTTGTGGCTTTCCGCTTGAGTTTTTATCTTGTTGATTATTTGGTTTAGTGTCATAGAGTTTTAGTAATTTGGCTTCGTTCTTTAATCGCCATTTATTTTTCTGGGAAGTCATAGTTATAAAAACAATCGTCATCAGTACCGGGAAGATAGAAACCACCTAACACCGCAGTATTTTTTGGTCGGATTACATCAAAGCCAGTACCAGGATTCAAGAATTTAGGGTATATAGTTGGATTCTCTTTCAAATAGTCACGCAAACGCTCTGCGTAGTATTCCGCTTTATCTCTGTATCTTTGCTCTATTAGTGTAAGTTCTTGTGTTGATACGGGCGTGGCATTTTCACTATTGCGAGATGCTACGCTCTTATTCATAAACTTAAACGTCATTGGAAGCATCGCCTCTGTGAGCGTATAATATTTCAAACAAGGTGCAATATAAGAATCTAACAAAGTTGTATTATCTGCCGTTAGAGTACCGTTATACGCTTGGTCTTGCAACTCATCGTAAATACCCGAACCAATCACATCTCTGATATAAATCTCTTGGCTTTCTTTGATTGCCGATTTTAAGATTTTAGGGTCAAGATTTTCATTGATTGGCGAATTGTCAATCAAATAACTTGTGCTTATAAAATATACAAAGTTTGCCATTATAATTTACGTCTAAAAAGTTGAGGTTGCCAAATGTGTCTGCAATAAGGTACGTGAGCAGCTGGGGAACTTCCTTTGATAGTCATCCAACCGCCTCTTCTTTTCCAAGCATCATAACCTACAATGCTACTAATTTGGTCGATGTCTTCTCGTGTGTACACTCTATTTAATGCCGCAAGTCTTACGCAAAAGTCACGGCTTGTAGGTATGATTTTAGAACCGCTTATGCCTGGTGCTTTTTGATAGGTATAACGTGTGACAATCTCAGTACCTACGTTGCTATTATCGAGTTCACTAATTCCGTTCGGTTGTATCTCTATAACGCCATCTGTGACACGAATTAAGTCACGCTCTACCATCATATCAACTTCTGCTTGTAACTCCTCTATGGGTTTGTTGATGTTGTTAGCAAGGACATCTAAGGTTATTCCTTGATTTGAGTACAACCATTGCAAAATCATTGCTTGTAACGCTACTCCGAACTGCATTGGTACGGCTTCAAATTTACTTGCATCTTCTCCAAACTTAGAGAATACCTCAAGGTCTTTATCGTCATCCCATCCAAAAGGATTCTGCTCTGAGCAACTGCACTTCTGCGCTGACATCTGCACCGACATAGTCATACCTAATTCTTTCCGTGCCTCATCTCTATCTATGATTCCCTTCTCAAATAGTTCTATGTAATCTACTCCAATAGGAGGCTTGTTCTTAGTGACAAGTTTAACAGGTGTAATGTACTTAAAAATAGAAGTAAGGCATCTATCAAGTTGGTTTTGTCTTGGCTCGATGTAAGACGTTTGGAATGCTTCGTATGCCTCTATCAATTCGTTTCTACCGCCTAACTGACCTTCTGTTTTGATACCGAATAACATAGGCGAAGTAACACGGTGTGACATCAATATCTCTTGCTGCACTTGCTCGTTCAGCTGCATAAACATTTTGTCGAAGTCGCTCGGTGCTAAATTATTGACAACGCTTGGCGTTTCGTTTGGCTCGTTGAACTGAATGATAATAGACCCTGCGTTATCCGTGCCGCTAAAGTTGTCTTTAAAGCGTTTAATAGTATCACGGGCTTGTTCGGGATTTGGTATGCCCTTGAAGAGTTGTATTAAGGTCTGAGCCGAGAATCCGCTCTTAATAGAGTTAAGGTGGAAATTAGCAATCTCGGTATCTATCTCGATGTACTTCAAGGCTGACTGATATGGAGCAGTAGGGTACTCTCCACAACCTGCACGATACATCTTGAAATAGTAAACTTGCTTAGATTCTCTTGTGCGTGGGTTAAAAGGGAAATACTCTTGGATATCTGCTCTTCTGTTACTCCAATCATCGGAGTACATATAGTTACCTTCTAAACCTATACGAATGTTTTGGAATGGCAAATGGTAGATTTCAGCGATAGAAGTTTTAGCCTTGTTCCAGATAATTTCCAAAGCAAAGCCATCAAACAACTCAAGGTCTTGTGCTATCTTAGTTTTAAGAGTTTCAAAGTCCTCGTATGCGTTAATGTTGGCAAGGTAGTCGTTTGCTCTTGCTATCTCTTCTGTATTGCTTCCGATTACCTCTGTTTTGTCACCTGCTATATATGCGGCTTTTTGAGTCACAATAGCACCGTGCTTTGGTGAACTATTGTAAAGGTTAATTAACATCTGCGGATAGGCGTTATCCTCTCCGTAAGTTAGAAAACCTTTGCTCTTGTTTTCCTTAAATATCGGAATCTTCGACTCCGCAAAGTTTATGCGTATAAAGTTATTTTCCATTTATCTTATGATAAGTTTCGTATGTCACAAAGTGCGTATCACCACAACAATCTTCTATGATGTAGCCTTCGCCTTCTATTTCTTGTATTATTACCCACTCTCTCATTTGGGAAAGTATGCTTCAATTAGACTATCGTTCTTTTCGTGTATCTCTCTAAGCAAAATCATTGCAGTATCTTGTAATGCTTCGCTTTCTTCTAACTGAATCTCTACACGCTCCTCTATTGATTTAGGCTTTATCGAAAGTGCAGTAATAACCGCTAATATTGCTATAATTGATAGGTACTTCATATCTTGCCTAATGCTTTATAAATCTTAATTTCAGTAACAAGCGCACTACAAAGTGAATCTTGCGTCTTTAGTGCCTTAGATAACTTGTCGAGTTTCGCTTCGCACATTTGCAAACGCTCCTCACACCTTGCGTTTATCTCTTTAGATTGCGCCTCTGCTCGGTAGTATAACACGCTCATTGCGCTGAAAGATATAAGTAGCAACGCCTTTAACGGGTCGCTCTTGAATTGTTCAAAGTTTATAGGGAATTTCATAGTTCAAATGGGACAGGTGGTGATGGTTTAGGTACATATTCTCCTTGTGGTAGGTCAAGAACCCAGGACCATTCGATTAATGCTATTTCTTCTTTGTCTTGGTCGGATAAAAATAAAAACCAAATATCATTAATATCTTGTACGCAATTGAAAAACTCATAAGGTGCGTAAAATTGACCTTGTATTTCTTGGTATTGTTCGGTTGTTAAAATATATCCTATCATACTTGTCTTGATAAAGTAGTTTGAAATGCTTGTACTGCCGTGTAAAGGTCAGATGCTTCGGTATCAGTTAAGCCGTCACCAATATGACAAAATGCATAATTTTTATTTGCAAAACTTGATGTTACATTTCTTGCTCCCAAAATAAAATTTGTAGTTGTTTGTCCTGAAGTTGCCGTATTTATATTAAGGATTAAACTATTATTTTTGAATACTTTATATCCCGAATCACTTATTCTTGTATTTAAAGTAAAACCCACTGCGGTTGTCCCTGTTGCTGAGGTTAATCCAGAATTATTACCCACAAAAGGCGCACCACCATTATAAGATGGAATTATTAATGAAAAAAATGTACCTCCAGAATTTTCTGAATTTAAATCCCAACCCGTTGAAGTAGGATTATTTCTAACATACAAACTAAAAGATTGTGAAATTTGTGATAAATTACCAGTTGGAGTTAAATTTGTATTCATATATGCACTCGTTCCATTCGGCGTTACCCCAGTACTTGCAAAAGTCCAACCCGATGTAAAAGTACCCGTAAAACTTGAACTCTTTAAATTCTGCGCACACGCTGCCGCACTTGCTCCAACCATTGGGTATATGGCTTTCATTTTAGTCCAAATGCCGTCGTTTTTCATATCAATCACTAAAGTATTGACCGCATCGGCTTCGGTTGTAGATAGCACACCTCCAGCCGTATAAACTCTATTAACAAATAATTGGGCATCAGCGTCGCTCACTTGCGGCGCTTGCCCTATCTGACTACCTATAATTCCGTGACTTGCTAATATCATTACGCTACTATATCACCAAATAAATACCACTCATCAGTGCCAATCTTTATAAGAGTAGCACCGCTATACTGCACGTTCAATTTTAACTTACCTCCGTTACTTCTGACAGTTACACCGCTTGTCGGTACGATAGTCGTTTGACCAGCCCCGTATTGCGCCAAAAGTATCTGCGTTCCCGTAGCAAATGCAACCGATGAATTTAAAGGGATTGTCAAGTTGTTAGCACTTGCCACGTTCATCTCGACTAATTTATCAGCATCCCCCAATACAAGAGTGTAGGATGCCGTTTGGCGGTTGGTTGTAATTAGTTTAGGTGTTTTTGCATCAAGTGCGCTTTGTAAATCAGTTTGGTCGGATAGTGTACCCGTGATACTTCCCCACGTTCCACCTCCGCCTTTAGCAACTAAATCTGCATCTGCCGTACCGCTTTCCCACCAATACTCTTCTACTACACCGCCCGTTTCAATACCGACGGTTAAACCTTTGTAACGAAGCGTTACGCCTATATCGGATTTTGCGGTAGCAAGGTCGGGATACGGCCCGTATTTGCCGTCAACGGATTTATTAACACCTACTACTATACCCGCTGATAATTCTATACCTGATAATGCCATTTTATGAATTTCTTAGTTCGATTGTTGGATTAGAGTTTGTTATCGCTCCTATGCTTGTATGTACTTTATAACTTACGCCGCTCCAATAAGCATCGGGAGAATTTACGCTTTCAGTTGAAACTGCGTTAAATACAACCGTAATTGCACCGTTATCAAGTGCAGTAACGTAGTACACCGTTTTGGTTGTGCTTGTGGATGGGTAGGCAACCGCCAAATATTGAGCCGACATATTGTAAGGGATTGCTAAAGTACCCGTGCTACTTCCTACTACTTTGGTAGCCGTACCAGCTGCAATTGCACTTGCCATATCCGCAGATGAAATTGGAGAAGAAGATTTTAAATAGAAGTAAGGATAAATTCCCGTGATTGTTGGCGCAGATGCGCTATCCGTAGCCGTACCGCTAACTCGTGAACCATCCAAGTTATCTTCAACATTGCCTTTGTTATCAAAGTAATCGCCAGTACCCGCATCGTGATTAACAGTTACCGCCCAATTGTTCGAACCGCTTACAATCGTATTGCTTACCGCTAACGTGTTACCCGCTTGAGCAGTTGAACTAATGCCCGTGCCCGTAAATGTATACTGAGTTGCAGCACCCACTAACGGATTTGGGTTTGTTGTACCGTCACCGTTGCGTATAGAACCACGATTGAAAGTGGCCGTTAATGTTCTTGCTATTGTTTGCCCTATTTCTTGTAATCCCGATACACCACTTACCGCAAGTGAAACTGATTTGTTGCTTAGAATAGATGGTAAAATAGTTGGGAATAAAATGTTGTCTAAAACTTGTACAATGTTCAAGGCTTTTAGTGTACTTGCAGGAGTACCTGCTGAAATTCCACCTACTGCAACGCTTTCTACTGTATCGCTAATAGTAGAGTTGTAAGTAGTAGACAAAGTACTACCAGTAGACAAATCTAAGCCATTATTTGCGGCAACTGTTAAGTCTTCTTGTTTAGCATCCAAGATATTTTGCAAGTCCGTTTGGTCTGACAAAGTACCTGTAATACTACCCCAAGTTCCACCGACACCGCTAATTACAATATCTCCACTTCCTAAAATAGATGTAGAGTTAATAGTCTTTATGTTTGTACCGCTTACAAGTGTATCTTGCTTTGCGTTTAGAGCCGTTTGAGTCGCAGTCGATACTGGCTTGTCAGCATCTGCGGTGTTATCCACGTTGCCTAAACCAACGTCACCCTTTACAAGTGTAACCGCACCCGTTTTAGATGCTACGCTTTGTACAGGTGCTAAAGCCTTTACTTGTGATACGTTAATCTTTTTAGTCGTGCTTGCT